TTCGATCTCGATATCATCAAGGGCGCAGGCATCCGGATCGGCGCAGACCCGCTGGGCGGGGCCAGCGTCGACTACTGGGCGGCCATCGCCGACCGCTGGTCGCTGGACCTGACCGTGGTGAACCCGCTTGTGGATGCCACCTGGCGGTTCATGACTCTGGACCATGACGGCAAGATCCGGATGGACTGCTCCTCGCCCGATGCGATGGCCTCGTTGGTGGCGTCGCGGGACAAGTACCAGATCGCGACCGGGAACGACGCCGACTCGGATCGACACGGCATCGTGACTCCCGATGCGGGACTGATGAATCCCAACCACTACCTGGCGGTGGCCATCGACTACCTGTTCAGCCACCGGGACGGTTGGGCCGCCGAGACCGCCGTAGGCAAGACGCTGGTGAGTTCGTCGATCATCGACCGGGTGGTGGCCGGGCTGAACCGAACGCTGCTCGAGGTGCCGGTTGGATTCAAGTGGTTTGTGGACGGGTTGATCGGCGGGACAATCGGTTTCGGTGGCGAGGAGAGCGCCGGGGCGTCCTTCCTGCGTCGTGACGGATCGGTGTGGACCACCGACAAGGACGGCATCATCGCCGCCCTGCTGGCCTCGGAGATCCTCGCGGTCACCGGGGCTACGCCCTCGCAGCGCTACGCGCAGCTGACCGAGAAGTACGGCGCCCCAACATATGCTCGTGTTGATGCGCCCGCGAGCCGTGAGCAGAAGGCTGTGTTGGGCAAGCTATCGCCCGAGCAGGTCAGCGCCACCGAACTGGCCGGTGAGCCCATCGTCGCCAAGCTGACCAATGCGCCCGGCAACGATGCACCGATCGGCGGGCTCAAGGTTGTCACCGAAAACGCCTGGTTCGCGGCACGGCCGTCGGGTACCGAGGATGTATACAAGATCTATGCAGAATCGTTTCTGGGGGCAGAACACTTGCGGCAGGTGCAGGACGCTGCCCGCGAGGTGGTCTCATCGGTGATCGGGTAAGCGGCTGTCCCGGTAACGAGGCGGACACTAAACCGCGCTTGCCTTGGGAGATCTGGGTCCTGGTTGTCGCGTGCCTGGTGATCGCGCTGGGGTTTGGCGTGGTGGCACCCGCATTGCCGCAGTACGCGCGTAGCTTTGGGGTCAGTGTCACGGCGGCGACCGCGGTGGTGAGCTCGTTCGCCGCATTCCGGCTGGTGTTCGCACCGGCCGCCGGCGCGCTGGTGCAGCGGCTGGGGGAGCGCTGGGTCTACATGTCCGGGCTGCTGATCGTCGCGTTATCCACCGGGTGCTGCGCCTTCGTGCATGACTACTGGCAGCTGCTGGTGTTCCGGTCGCTCGGGGGTGTCGGCTCCACCATGTTCACCGTGTCGGCGGCCGCGCTGCTGGTGCGCATCGCGCCCGAAGAGATTCGCGGGCGTGCACAGGGGCTGTACGGGTCGAGCTTCCTGCTCGGGATGGTGGCCGGTCCGGTCTTGGGTAGTGCCGTGGTGGGCCTGAGTCTTTCGGCACCGTTCATCATCTACGCGGCGGCGCTGGTAGCCGTCGCCGTGCTGGTCCACTTCGGACTGCGGCGCTCCACGCTGCTGGAGGTCGCCGACGAGCATCACGGCGCTCCGGTGACACTGAAATCCGCGCTGCATCACCGAACCTTCCTGGCCGCGCTGATGTCGAATTTCAGTGCGGGGTGGGCCATCTTCGGAATCCGTGGGGCCTTGCTGCCGCTGTTTGTGATCGAGGCGCTGCATCAGCGACCGGGCGCCGCTGGACTGGTGTTCGCCGCATTCGCGGCGGGGGACGTGTCCACGGCTTTTCTCGCGGGATCGTGGTCCGATGACATCGGGCGTAAGCCGCTGGTGGTGGCCGGGTTGGTGGTCTGCGGTTCGACCGTGGTGGCGATGGGCTTCACGTCGTCGCTGCCGGCGCTCATCGTGCTGTCGCTTATCGGTGGGATAGGCGCCGGTTTGTATGCGTCGCCGCAACAGGCCGCGGTGGCCGATGTGGTGGGCAGCCGGGGCCGGGCAGGGACGGCACTGGCGACCTTCCAGATGACCTCCGATATCGGGCTGGTGATAGGACCCGTCGTCGCGGGGGTCATCGCCGAGCACACGTCGTACGGATGGGCGTTCGTGGTGGGTGGTGCGATGCCGCTGATCGCGGCTGTGGCGTGGGTGTTCGCACCGGAGACGCTGGGGAGACTTGCGTCACCGCAGGTTAGGAGTATGCAGGAAGTAGCAGAGGATGTCGGCGGTCCTGAGCGCTGAGATTTTGAGAGCCCGTCGCCGTGGTGTAACTTCGTCCGAGCACACAACTAAACATGGGGCTATGGCGCAGCTGGTAGCGCACCACACTGGCAGTGTGGGGGTCAGGGGTTCGAGTCCCCTTAGCTCCACAATAATCCCAGGTCACAGGCCTGGGATTCTTTGTATCCGGGGGCGAAAATGCCCGAAGTGGACATTAAATGGACACTAATTCGCGCGACGCTCCCTGGCAGGCCCCGTATCCGGGGCGCTTATCGCCCCCGTGGACCCGGAGTGGTTAGTTAACTTATCCGGTGCCGAGTGGATGCGCTTGCACTACGGCTGTTGTAGTGTGCTGTGAATCACCGGGGGTGTTTGCCGAAGGGGGGCCGTGCTGTGGCGGGCGACGAGAATGTGCTCAAGGTTGATCTCGCGGCTTTGGGCAAGCTTGGTCCGCATCTGCGCACGCTTGCCGGTGAGATTAGGGGCAGCATCCCGGCCGGTGGTTCGGCGCCTGCTGGTGCTGATTCGGGGTTGGCGGCGCTGCATGGTGTGTCGAAGGCCATCGCGGATGTGAAGCGGGTTGGGGCTGCCCGATTGGACGCCATCGCTGATCTCAGTGACGAGGCCCAGCATGTCATCGCTGTGACTGCTGGTGGGCTGGAGACCGGTTTGCGTAGCCTGCCGAGCATCTATCAGCCGCCGTTACGCGCTTAGCAGGTCGATGCGCTTGTGACGACGCTCGATGAGTTCATGGCGATCAACCCCAATGCCTACATGGCCGTGGTGGATACCTGGCGACCGCAGACCACACAGTTCAAGGAAGCGTTCGACGACTACAAACGCTGGGCCGGGGCACCCGCTGGCACGGAGTGGACGGGGCGTACCGCGAACGCAGCCTACGAGGCGGCGTCCCTCGATTGCCACGGTTCCGATAACGCCGATGATGCCGCCGAGGACATCGTGACGCTGGCCTCGGCCACCATCACCCATGAGGTTTTGCCGCCGCTGAACAACGGTAAGACGATGATCGAAAACGCTTTGCGCGCCAAGGATCAGGGTGTCTCGATCGACCAAAGTTTCAACATGAGCTACACCCCGCCGGAGGGTATGAGCGAAGAGACGGCGCAGAGGAACCGCGATCACGTCGTCGAAGCTGAGCGACAGATCAAGGAGTATGTCGCCAAGTGGGAGAAGGGCTGTCAAACCCTCAAGGGTCAAGCCGATTCTGCGGCCCAGAAGATCACCGGCTGCATCAATCCGAAAACCGCCTTGGTGGATGGGCGCAAGGTCCTGCGCGATGTCGCCGCCCCGAAACCTGGTGATGGCCCAGCCATAGTGACCGCGACGAGCGGTAAGCCGCATGGCTACGTCGCGGCCTTGCAGGGTCAGGCCACCGAAACAGCCGATGGGACAACCAAACCCGCTGGCGCTGCAGGCAGTAACACCTCTATCGACTACAAGGCGGTGTATCCCAAAGACGTATCGGTTGGCGATAAGAACGTGGACCCTTCCAAGCTTGGCGGCATCGGGTCGATACCAGGGACGCGTGACACTGCCAGTGGGCGTGAGCCGCCCGCCAAACTCGCATCGGCCCTCAAGCCCCAGGATGTGCCTGCGTTCAAAGAGATGACCCGTGAGAAGCTGACGAGGCTAGAGGTGCCTGCCGACCAGATAGAGGCCCAGGTCAACAAGGCGGTCGAAGACGCGCAGACACCTCGCCTGGTACGCACCGATGTTCCCTCGGCCACACCTTCTGAACATGTCAGCAGAGATTTCGGGGAGCAGTTCAACCGGTTCACCAACGGTATCTCCGATTCGGCCACCAAAACTGTTGACGGTCAGATAGAGCAAGCGAAAATCCTTACCGGGCAAGCCGGTCCGGGTGCACCCGGTGTCGCGGAAGCGTGGAAACAGGTTGGTCTCGGTGCGGTCCAGCAGGCGCATGAGTTGACCACCGACCCGCTGGCCGCGCCCAAGATGGGTATTGAACAAGCCAAGGACTTCTACAACAACCCGTCGGATTTCATCGGCAAGAACATCATCCACGGCACCGAAGCCGCCGTAGGCGGCGTGGTTGGCGGCGAAGTCGCAGCCGGAGCACGCGGACTACTCGGCGACCTCACCGGCACCGAAGGGCGCGCCCTCACACACGGAATCGAAGACGCTGCGCCAGGCCACCACTCGGCGCCAAGCGGTGATCACACACCAGCCGGTGGCCACAGCGGAGGGACACACACACCGCAACCGGATCTCAACCACGTGAGCACCGAGTCCGGCGGCCCCGGCGGATGGAATCAAGAGCTCAACAAACCAGCACCGAACACTCTCTACAACGTTGATGACCGGTTCCACTACAACACCGACGACCAGAGCCGTGTCGGACATGCACACGCCGACCTGGATGCCGGTTCGGCTGCGGATAGGAACGGGTATCAGCAACGAATCGCAGGCGGGCCCGACCGGCTACCGGGTGATGAAGGTGGTCACATATTTGGCAGTCAATTCGGGGGTCCGGGAGAAGCCATAAATATCACGGCTATGCGTGACACATTAAATAGTGTCGGAAATCGTGAATATTACAATCTCGAAGGCGACTGGAGAACCTACCTTGACGAGGGAAAGAAGGTCAGCGTCGAAGTAGATATTACCTATCCAGGTGATTCCAGAAGGCCAGCAATGTATGCCGTGAAGACATATGTCGATGGTAACCTCGACTCCGTCCACTCCTTTAGGAACTAGAGATGACCGAGAACACTGACCAGCCACCGTACCTAGTCCAGCTAGGAGCGCTGCAAGAGGACGCGGCCAAGCTGCTCTATTACAGCCTGCCGGAGGAAGGGTGGGAGAGCAGCACGCTCATCTTCCGAGAAGCGGCCAACTACGGGGAGTTTGTAGTCACACGCAACAATTTAGATGGACGCGAGGAATTAATAGCTCCGTCAAATGCGCTGATGACCGCAATGATGAAAATGCGGGACTACATGGCCACCCAAGGCAATGGTGCATGGCTTGAAGCTGTGATGAAGGTACAAAGAGATCCCGCTAAATTCACTTTCGATTACAACTATGATGCGCGTCCCCAGTGGAAGACACCCCCCACGGACGAGTCATATATCGAGGACCTAGGCAAGTATCCCCGCCCTGCCGATCAAATTCCGGACTGGTACCCGCGTTAGCGGGTGCCTGTGAGCTAGTTGCGAGTTCCCTGCACAAATGCCGTGAGTGCCGCGTACGATTACCGCCGGTCCGGGGTATCGCATCGAGGGGAAGGCGTTCACAAAATGTCAGCACCACAGTCAGCTGCGCCAGGCTGGTATCCCGACCCATCTGGCGCGCCGGGGCAGCGCTACTTCGACGGCACCAACTGGACCGTTACCGCGCCGCCGCCGCCCGCGCCTGCGCCTGCGCCAAAGAAGGGGCGCAAGTGGCCTTGGATTGTCGGTGGGGTCGTGGTGCTGCTCATCGTTATCGGCCTTGCTGGCGGCAACAAGGATAGTCAAAAGCCCGCTAGCACAAAGCCAGTCGCTAGTGCCACACAGTCGGCCCCAAGCGCGAGTGTCGCAGTGGAGAAGGCTGCACCAGGGGTTGGATCCGAAGTCCGGGATGGCAAGTTCGCATTTGTGGTCGACAAGATCGACATTGGTCAGAGTGTTGTTGGTCGCGATGGCAACCAGTTCATGCAGAAGAAGGCCCAGGGCGAATGGGCGGTGCTGTCGATGACGGTCACCAACATCGGTGACAAGCCACAGACTTTCTTCGCCGAGAATCAGAAGCTCATCGCGGGCGGCAAGACTTTCTCTGCGGACAGCACCGCGTCCATGTATCTCGGCAATGACGCGCTCATGGCAGAGATCAACCCCGGCAACAAGGTTGAGGTGCAGGTCGCGTTTGATGTGCCGGTCGGCACTGAACCCGATCAAGTCAAGCTGCACGACTCGGCCTTCTCAGGCGGCGCGGCCGTCAACCTCAAGCGGACTGGCTAGCACTACTGCACGCAAAGCAGCCCCCGCCCTTAGCATTCTGAGGGGCGGGGGCTGATTGCCGTCTCAATCGACACAAGACACCAGAGTCGCTGAGATAATGACTCGCATGACAATCGAGATTCAGCGGCAAGGCCCGGGTCATGAGCCAGTAGCTGAGACGTACGAAAAGCACTCATATGAGATCACTGACAGCGGAGTGCTGAGAATCTTTGACACGGACAAGGAAGCGCTTAGCCCCGTGGCGATCTACTCACCGAGCGGATGGCTTCGCCTAGTGGAGTATGCCCCGGAGTCTCCCAGCGAGGTTCAGAAAAGTATTGAGGACTGGTTTAGCGACTGAGATCCTCTACAGCCGCCCCTCGAGCTGTTCGGGCAGTGGTGGTACGTCGCCGGTGGCCCCTCCTTGGATCCAGCGCCGTAGTTCGCGTAGGTGGGCCAGGGCGATGCCTAGTACCTTCTGCTCTTCGGTCAGCCGTACCTCGAGCGCCTGGACGCGGCCACCGAGTGCGCCGATGGCGGCGTTGTGGGCTTCGCGTTGCTCTGTCATTGCGGCTGCGAAGGTTTCTCGCTGTTCGGTGGCGAAGGCTTTCCAATCGGCAGAGCTGTTGGCGTCCTTCGCGTTCCGGCGGTCTACTAGCGACTTGATGGCAGTGCCGATGACACCGCCTGCCAGCAGGCTAACGGCAACTTCAAGCCACTGGTCGAGGGTCATTGTCCCGTCTCGTCGGTCTTCGGCGACCCGCTGCGGGGGATGTGCGCGGTAGCGACGACCTGTCCACCGACCACGAACACAGTCGAGATCAGATTCAGCCACAGTGGTGCGGCCTTCTCGTCAACGACGTTGTAGTACAGCATCAGCGAAAATGCGGCAACGGCAACGGCGTAGAGCCACAGCCGCGCCTTCGGGGTCAGTAGCTCTTTCAGCTTCTGGATCGCGTAGGCAATCGACTTCATGGTTATGCCGCCTTCTTTTCGTCGAGCGCGGCGACAGCGTCGACCAGTGTCTTGCCGTCCAGCTGTGGCCAGCCGTTCCCGCCGGGGCCGCGCAGCTGCTCCCAGATTTCGATGAGCAGCTGGCGATCGGTGCGAGGATTGTCGGGAGCGGGCAGCGTGGGCGGTGGCACGACGACGGGCGGCTTCGGTGGCGCGACCGGATCGAATTCGCCGCGCATATCCTTGGCGACTTCGCTACGGAACCAACCCATGTCGAGGTTGCCGGGGTCCCACTTGCCTTGTGCCGAGCCAGCCCATTCCTTGTGGCCGATGTTGCGGTTGACACCCACACCGAGCTTGGTTGTCAACGCAGCGGCCACGTCACGCATAGAGATGATCTGTGCGTCCGGCCAACGCTGACCGGGATCGTACGTGCCGTCCGGCGCGATGTCGGGCCAGGCGCATTCGATGCCAATCATGTGCTGGTTGGCGTTGTTCGTCGGCAGCCACGGATAGGACCCTTGGCCCGCATGCCAGCACACACCGACCGCGACGATCGTCACCGTGCCATCGGGGGCGATATGGATGTTCGACAGCGGCCCTTGTAGGTCGGGGCGCCCGTTGCGGATCGACTGTGCGGTCTCGCGCGAGTTGCCGGTGTGATGCCACATAACACCACGGATGTCTGCGAAGTCGCCGTGGCCGGAGGTCTGCCAACCGGGCAGTGTCTTGAGCCGGTCGCCGAGTGCGGGCCGTAAAACGTCTTCGAGCCAGACGGGGTCGCCTGTCCATGCCATGGTGTTACCTCCGGGTGGTGTTGGTTCGTCGGTGGATAGGGCGCGGCGCAGCACTTCCCATGCCTCGCTCCACTTTTCGGCGTAGCGATCGGGGAATGAGCTGCGCTGGACACGCTGTGCCATTTCGCCGGCAAAACGGGGATTGCCTGCAGCCCTCGTGTATTCGTCGGGGAGCCGGTCAAGGAACATGCCCACGGAGCGGGCCAGGGTCATGCGATCGAAGGCGGTGCCCCACCACGCTTCGCCGTTCGGCCCCGGCTGCTGCTGCAGATACCCGGATGAGCGGCTGTCGTCCGAGGTGGAGTCGTGCGGATAGTTCATGGTTTCGGCGTCACGTGACGGATTGGCGGGGCACCACCACTGACGCTGGCCCGCCTTGTCGTTGGCCCCAACCTCGGTGGAGATGGCCATGAGTGCAATGGCAGTGGCCAGCTCATCGAGACCCATATCCAGTGCGACGGCGTGCACCTCGCGTGCCACCTGTTCTCGGGTGCGTAGCGGCTGGGCGTCGAACTCTATGAAGCTCACAGGCCCAGTCCCAGCCTGCGGGCGGTCTCGCGGACCTTCTCGACCAGTGGGTCGATAATCCGGTCATCGACATCGCCAGGTATCGCGTCGGTGATCTTGTCGACCCCGGAAATCGCAGTGTTGCCGACTGTTTCGGCGATGGCGATGACCACCGCTTTGATGATCACCGGGATCTGCTGACGAATCTCGTCAACGACTGCGTTGCGAATTGGGTCGGTGATGTGTGTCTTGATGAACCCCATAGTTGTTGCCTCTCTTATTAGTACGAGCGCCACCGAAGCCAGATACGCGCTGGCCCGCCTGTGCCGCCTTTGGTGAAGCTGCCGAAGATGCCGCCATTGCCTCCAGCGCCGCCCGCGCCGATCCCGCCTGTACCGGCGTTGCCGGTGCCTCCGCTGCCTGCGGCGAATGTCTCTCCGAAGGCCGAGAGCGTTTGGGGGCTTATGGTTTTGCCGTTCCGGCCGCTGCCGCCGGAGTTGGCGCCTTCGCCGCCCAGGCCTCCCGGGGCGGATGCGATGAGCCCGCCGGGGCCGTTGATTGATGTTGTGCCGCCGGAGCTTCCGGGTGCGCCCTTGCCCCCGGCCTCTGATTGACCGCCTATACCTCCGGCGCCCAAGGTCAGGCCTAGCGAGCTACTGGGGACGATGAATGTGCCGGTGAGCCATGTGCCGGTGTAGCCGCCTATTCCAGAACGGCTGAGACCGCCTTCACCGGCACCACCGCCGCCGCCCGCAGGTAGGATCACGTAGTCGGCCCAGTAGGCCCAGGTGGGCGGTAGGACGGACTGCGATTCGGCGATTGGGTCGGTGCGGGGGTCGTTGGCCCACACCTGCACATCGCCGAGACTGATGCCGTTGATGTACTTGTTCACGGGGCCATCCACGCCGCCGATGAGCAACGTATCGCCAATGCTGATAGGCATTTACGTCGCCCAGATGTAGACGGTGTTGCCGTCCCGTGGGGTTGGCAGAGCGTCATATTGAGCCCTGGTGCCCGCCCACACCGTCAGGGAGGTGGCGGTGCCGTTGACGGACCCGACGACTCTGCCGGTGCCGAGCTTGGACACGTCGATGGCTGCGTTCGCCGCGACCTTGGCATTGGTCACTGAGCTGTCCGTGGGTACGCGGGTATCGCCCAGGCGAGCATCGTTTCCGGCGCAGGCAGTGGCGGCGGTCGTGCCGGTGGTTGGCGGAAAGGTGGACGGCTTGCCCATGATCGCCGACCAGGCGACTGCCAATGTCGACTTGGTTACCCATCCCATCGGCTACTGCAATTCGTAGATGACGCCGGATGTCAGGTCGAGATAGGAGTCCCCGACCTGCTGTCCGGTGATGGTTCCCGGCGCACCGTTGCCGGTGGTGATGCGTGCCCCGCGTGGGCCGGTCGCCCCGGTGGCGCCTGCCTGGCCTGCGGGCCCCTGATTACCGGCTGGACCGGCAGGCCCTTGCTCCCCGGTGGCACCGGTATCGCCCTTGACACCTTGAATGCCCTGGAGGCCGGTGTCGCCCGTATCACCCTTGTCGCCCTTGGGGCCTTGAGTGCCCTGTGCGCCAGTGGGTCCCTGCGGGCCGCGAATCGATACACCCGCACCATTGGCCGGGAAGGCTCTTGTCGGCGATGGGCGACTCAATGCGGATTAACACGCCGTCATCGGTGATGGTCGGTTGTATTGCTGTGCCGTCTATTTCGGTACCGGCACGCACCGCCGCCATGTCCGGGTAGAACCGCAGATCGATGGTCGTGCCTGCCGGAAAGATGTCGCCAATGTTCGGCGCGGTGCCGTCATCGTCAGCCTTGAGACGTAACAGCAATATGAAGTCCTGCCGGACCGATAGCGTGATGTTCAGGTCGGGGTCGTAGCCGCCAATCATTGATCCGCTCCCATCTGCGCTATCGCTTCGTCGTGTGTTGTGCCGGGCGCAAACTCGTGCAGCCGTTCAAGACTGGTGGCGCAGGCGTTCGCATCGACCGCGATAGCCACCGTGGGACGCGGGGTGTACACATAGGGGGCGCCGCGTGTGATTTCGTCTACGTGGCGGTCGTGGCGCTCTTCGGGGGTGTCGACGTCAATGACTACATGCGAGCCATCGGTTAGCCGGTAGTGTTTGCAGCCGTCCGGCCATGCGCTCATGTCTGTCTGTAGTTCAACGGCTTTGGCCATGGTTAACCCGCCTTGTAGATGATGAATGCGACACCGTGGGGCGCGGTTCCTGGCTGGCCCGCGACTTGCGATGAGCCGATTGAGCCGCCGCCGACTGCGGCCCCGCCGCCACCGGAGCCGCCTCCGGGGTAGCCGCCGGTACCTCCGGCGCCGCCTGTCTTGGTTCCCAAGCCGGTTGACCCTGCTCCACCGCCGCCGCCTCCACCGCCACCCCCGGCTTTGGTTGGCCCGGTCAGTGAGGCGGTGCCGCCCGGGCCACCGGCTGTGGCTGTGCCCGATGTGTTGCGGCCTGCACCGCCTGCACCGCCTACAGCCAGGGGGGTGCTGCCACCTGCGGCGCCTGCGCTGCCACCGGAGCCGGTGGCCTGCCCTCCGGCGCCGCCCCGGCCTGGCGTTGATGCTGCCGGGGTAAATCCGGCTAACGTCGAGATGCCGGAACCATCCGGTGAGGACGCGACCAGAGACCCAATTGACGTGATGCCGCCGTTTGCGCCGTTGGCGGTCGCGCCCGTCCCGACCGTGACAGCCAGGGATGCCGGTACGTCTGCCGGTGCAATCTGTTGGGCGATGTACCCGCCCGAAGAGCCCTCGACACCGCCGAGCCTTACATCAGCGTTCGTCGCCGAGGTGGTGCCCGGCATCGCTTTGCCGCCGCCGCCGATACAGATTCCGTACCACTCAAGCAGGTTGGCGGGTTTGGTCCACGTGCCATTGGATGTGAAGGTGTCGACGGTATATCCGCCGATGACGGCTTGCTTAATGGCCGCGATGGTCTGCTCTACTTCTGCGGCGGTGCCTTCTGCGGCGGTGCCGCCAAACCAGGTGTTCCACATGTTCTTGAAGCCGTCGACAACGCTTCCCAATGCGTCATTGGCGTTGGTGTTCGCGGCCTGCGCGGTGGTGTTGGCTGCTGCTGCGGTGGTGCGTACTCCGGTGATGGCGTTGAACAGGCTGGTGATGAAGTTGTCATTGCCGCCAGGATTGGCGCCACCCTGCCCGCCCTTGAGGATGGCGTCGAAAGCGTTGCGTATCCACGAAGCCGCGTCGTTGGGGTCCGAATCTGGCTTGCCCGTGATGATTTCGAAAAAGTCACCGATGACGGGGATGTTCTCGACCCTGTCCTGCAGGTTGGCTATCGCCGACTGAATGCCCGTGATGGTGCCTTGAATCCCGGTAACCACGCCGCCGAGGGAGTCCAGAACATTCCACTTGCCGGTGAGAATCCCCGCCAGCACACCGAGGTCAATGCCGGTAAGGCGCTTGATGCCGTCGATGATGAACTGCAGGAACTTGTCGACACCGTCGCCCGCACCCTTGGTGAAGGCCATTGGATTGTCAAAGGCCAGCTTGGTATTCGGGTTGTGGGTGAGCGGTGGCCCGACCTGGCGCCGATCGAAGACGCCCACTAGACCGGAATCACCTGAATGGCCAGCTGCGCATCGCGCGGCTGAAAGTTGTACACACCGAACAGGCCATCTGTGTATAGGAAGACGGTCAGGATTCGCTTCTGGCCCTGCGGGAATCGGCCATACACGCCGTCAGGGGAGATCGCATCTGAAGGGGTCTGCGGCGTCGAAGCGTGCGGGCTGATATGCAGCATCTGCGACGAGTTGCCGAATCCGCGGGCAACCAGAATGCCGCCCTTGGGGTCGGTGTTCGGCTCCGAAATGCGGACCTCGCAACCGATCTGGAACGGATCGAAGTCGAGGTCAACGCCGTTGGTGCGGAGGTGGCCCTGAATCCACAGGTTGTAGTCCTGGGTCTGCTCGGGGATCTCGCGCGAGCCGATCGGCACTTTCGTGCCCACGGCCAGTGGCACCGACTGGAACGCCGCCTCTGGCATCGTGTACATGCGCGTGGCGAACGGGTTCGGGTCGCGCAGTACGAACTTGCTGAGCTGCGAGTCCCAGGTGACGACCTGGCCACCGGTGGGGGGCAGTGTGTCGTCGAAGTCGATCGCTTCGGCGATGGTGGCGTTATCGCCCTTGGGGCCTTGCGGCGCCGCGATCTCGAAATGCCATCCGGGGTTGTTGGCGGTACCGCTGACAGTGATCTTCGACCTGCGACCCTGCAGCTGCTCGGACCACGGGATTGCCTCAATGGTGGGGGTGATGTTCGGCACCGGCCCTGCCGGTCCGGCAGTGCCCATCGCCTTCACTTTGAAGCCGGTGCCGTCCCACATGTAGACCTGGTTGCCGATCCACCAGGCCTTGCCGATGTCGTCGGGGGTGTCGGTCAGCGTCTCGGCGATCTCTTCCAGCTCTTGGAGACTGTCGATGGATGAGCCGTATTGCATCTTCACAATGGGCGCCATCTCGCCGTCGTTGCCCTTCGGGCCAACCAGGGCGTCCATGGTGACTACCGCGTCGTCGCCGACCATTTCCATGGTGGCTGTGGTGGCGCCGGGGGTATCGATGTCGGACACGTCGCCGTAGAAGTGCACATTGGCCAGGCGGGTACCGAGATACACCCGATCGCCAAGTTGTGCCTGTACCGGGTCTGCGGGTGCGGTCATTGCTGCGCTCCGTCCTCAAAGGTGATTCGGGTCTTCTGGCGCCAGCCCTGCGGCGCGTCATCGACGGGCACGCCGCCAAGCTGGCGAATCCAAAAGGCCTTGGCGTTGCCGGAAAGGTTCTCGATGTCCTGCGGCGTTGTGGCCGCGTCGATTTCGTCCTGCACGTCATCGGGTGCGTTGATGCCGACCCACTCCAGGGCGCCCTCATGTTGGGCACCTTCGACGCGGCGGCTCTTGATCAGCGCCTCGTCTTGGTGAAGCCGGAAGCCGCGCAGCGCAAGGTGGTAGGCGATCATCGGCGCCAGATACGACAGGTCCAGCGTCTTGCCGTCACGCATGCCGACAGCGACCAAGGCACTGGCGATCTGATGCATTGCCACGTTCGCGTTGTGTAGGTGCTCAGTGGGCGCGTCGGCGACGCGTGGGTCGGTGCCCATCGCCGCGCCTTCGTGAATGCCTTTGACATACATCAGAATTCGTCTCCACTTCCCATGAGCATTCCGACGACCGACCAGGCCGCCTGTAGTGTTCGCATCCCCTTGGCGGCGGGGTCTTCTTCTTCGCCGTCCATGCCGATTGATAGGCCGTACTGCAGCGGTGTCGTCTCGTCGTAGGCCATCCGAATCGCCGAGCATTGATCGGTATGGATGACGTCGACCAACTCAAAGCCGAGACGGTCCCCGAGGGTGAAGTCGTAATGAACCAGCCACGGGTAGCCGTTGACGACGTTTGTCTTAAAGCTGGTGTAAGGCCTTGTCTTCCAATGGCCATCCCGTAGCGACTTGATACCGGACACGGTGTATGCCGAGCCAGAGCCAGCTTCCCAATGTTCAAGGAAAGCGTGTGTGCCCATCTGGAATACACGCTTGACATCCGTAAACCGTTGGTACGCGAGGAGACTGTTGTCCAGCTGGCCCTGATAAAGTTCTTCCAAGCCTGGCGTTCCCGGCACCTGCGCCGCGAATGGCCCCTGAGAGATCAGGGCCGACAACTCTGACAGGGCATACTTGATGCCAAATGTCTGCAGCTGGTTGACGATTGCCGGTGACTTAGAACCGGTCATGATGGTGCGTGCCTTGGCCTTATGCACCGCGCGAACCGCATCGATGATCGCCGAATGCTCGGTGTCGCGGAAGATCACAGTCGGCGGCGCCGGGGCAACCTTGAGCCACTTGCGGAACAACGGGTCAGTCTTGCCGTCGTGATCGGCGTCGACCGGAATGATCGTCTCGGTGATCATGTCGTCAGCCAGAGAACCGAACAGGTTGATAACGCCGTCGATGGCGGTGCCGGTCGGGCCAGTGACGCCCGACTTGTCTTCTACCGCAAGCACAACACAGTTCCGGGTGGGCCGGGTCAGGATGTTGTTGCCGAGCAGTTCGGCCAGCTCTGTATGTGGCGAGTCCTCGTCTTCGGTCAGCCACGTGTAGGCGCGGATGATGCATCCGGCGTCCTTGAGGATCGGGTCAAGCACGCTATGCGCATCTGTCCACCGCGACGTGACGAAGCTCAGCCGCGATTGATCAAGGAACGGGTTGACAAATGCAACCTGCACCGGCCAATCCAGTGGACTGATATTGGTGAGCTTGGTGCCCAGCCACACCGCAGGGTTGGCGATGTTGGTGATGATGTTGAAGCCCGGCACATATTGGCGGGCCAGGTTCACAAACAATGTCGTCGCGGAGATGGTGCGCGTATTGCCGGGTAGCAGCCACATCTTGGGCTGCTGGACCTCGGGCGGAAAGAACGGATTTGCGCCTAGAAGAATGTGTTCCAGGTGCTTGCGGTTGTGGATGAGCTGCAGCTCAACCAGGTGGATGCCATCGGCGGTGCGCCGAATGTTGACCGCTTCGACCTTGCCGCCCCACCGGGTGCGCCACGTCTTCTTGGACGGGTTCGGGTCGATGGTGATGTGCAGGTCCTCTTCGGCGCGCACATCACGGGTGATGAACTCAGTCAGCCAATCGTTGGCCAACAGGGTGATTGAGCCCTGGCCCGCCGCGTGAATCATTTCTTCGGCGTCGAGCTTCTGTTCAGCGGCGACAACGCCAATGAACTTCATGTCTTTGTCCCACAGCCGAATTAGGGGACGTTGACGCGCCGAGTCGATGATGACCTGGCGGCGCCGATGCATGTAGCGGTACGCCTCACCTGGGCTGCGCGCAGGATCGGGCGCAGCCAGAGTCGCCATCTAGAAAGCGGTCTCGTACTTCTGTGGCATGAAAGCGGTCACCTTCGCATCAGGGTTCGTGTGATAGACGGCGGTCGTCACTTCGGTCTCGCGCGGAATGTCGGACGCGAACCGCTGGCCGCGACTGCGGCGCCACGCGGGGAGGCCCTGGTCGCCGAGGTCATGCAGAAGCGGTACGTAGTCGAGGATTTCGGCCTGTCGAGCGAACCGGTAGAAGACGTTGTCTACCGGTTCCTTGCTGGTGGTGAATGTGCGTGCAGTTGGGTCGGTATCGACCATGAGAAAGCCGTCGCCGCTGTAGATTTCAGGGCAGCGCACCAAGTTCTGGGTGAGGCCGTCCTGAATCCATGCGGTGCCGGTTCCGCTGATAATGAACTTGGGCCAATCGTCAATCTGGCCCTTGTTGACGTATTGGACGTGAGTCATCCATGCCTGCACCGGCAATGCTTCGATACCATCGGTTAGGAAGTCTTCGAGAGTGGTGAATAGCGAGCCTTCGCCTCCGACAGTGACTTTCGGCTTCGTGGCGTCGAACCCCACCGTCTTCGACTTGAACATCTTTTTGTAGGCGTACGGGTCCGGACTGACGACATTCATCGTGACCTTGCGCATGTTGTTCCCGAATGCGACAGGGTCCTTCGACATCGTCTCCGGTGTTGCACCGCCATCCAAAATGACCTTGAGCCAGCGCCACCCGGTCGAGCGGGTGAAGTACCCCAGCCAGCCGTGCTGAGTCTTGGACCAGGCGCGTTGCCACTTGGCCTCGGTGTTTCGGTAGATCGTTTCCGTCGAGACCTTGAGGCGTGCACGAACATTGGCGTTCGGGTTCAAGATGACACCGAATGACTGGGGGCGGCGCTTGATGTCGGTGCGCTCGCGCCGCGACCCGATTAGGTACGGACCCTCGGACCACCGGTGGTCGAACGGGACCGACATGGCGCCCATAAGTTCGGACTCCAGCACTGCGCCTTCGCGGCCGCGATGGTTACCGGCAAGGTGCCACTTGCTGCCATCGACACCGATGTACAGCACGTTGGTTTCCATGTTCTTAAGCTCTTCGGGCAGCCACTGCCAGCGCGTGAACTGCTCCCAGCCGGGGAACTTGATTGCCTGAAACACTGCGCCCGCAAGCTCATTGGAGTTTCCACCCCAGTGATAGAACGGCGCTTGTATCTGGTTGTCTGCCGGGTTCTCTTCCCAGTTGTCGGGGTTTTCGGTCACTGTCCCAGTCCTGGTGTCGAGTAGGTGCGCGTCCGTTCGTTTTGCTTCTTCTGAATCGACGTCTGGACGGCCTGCGGGTCCATGCCCTGGTTGCCGTTGAGGTTGATCGAGTTGTCGATGGTGGTGGGCTGCGACATTCCTTGCTGGAACGCGTTTGTGGCGATGTCGCCGATACCGGCGATCAGCCCGCCGGGGCCACCGCCAGGCATCACGTTCTCGCCGGTGACAGTCGATGTCTGGCCTTGCGAGAACAGGCCGGTGAGGCTCGGCATGCCCATGCTGTTGAGTAGTCCGTCGCCGCCTTGTCCGAGACCGCCGCCAGCGCCACCGCCGCCACCGAGTAGGCCGGTGAACATCTTCACCAGGCCCCACTGTCGGGGGTCGGAGAACAGGGAGCCGTCGAAGCCGAGGCCCTGGAACAGTCCATCGATCAGGCCGGACCCGAGGTCGCTTCCGGCTGCGCTGCCACCGCCCCCGCCGAGGGGCGAGTTCTGCATGGCGGCGTTGTATTCGCCCTGCGTCTGCGTCAGGTCGTCGGTGGCTTGCGCCTGCTCGCGCTGTGCCTTCGCGAGGCGACGCTCAGCGGCGTCACGTTGCTTTCGGGTGACCTTGCTTGGGTCCTTGGCATTGAGTTCGTCTAGCGAGGCCTGGGCCTGCTGTACGTCG